AAGTGTGTGGTAATTGAGAAATTGGAATATTTCATCTACAGTATTATTTAGCACTAGTCGTTTTACCAATTACCACGTATATTACAAATTAGGATAAATACGTGTATGAGATTAGCTGAAATTGTAATGCGTAAGACAGATACAGGTTTCGGCATGACTCAATACGACAATGATAATTTTGTTTTGGCCGGTGGGTTTCGATCAGGAAATAGCGGCGCTAGCACTACTAGATTAAAATATATGATTTATGATCGTAGGCTTGTTGACCAAACTAAAGACGCAGAACTAGCAGAAGTCGGAGTTGTTGAATTGTTTGTAAATGATAAAACTGGAATGATCGAAGGATTAGTTAATATAGAAATTTATCCGAAGTTTCGTAAAAGTGGCTACGGATCACGTATTGTAAAAGATATTAAGGACACAGCAGAAGGCGATCTAACTATATATGACATTCAAAAGAAAGCTAAGAAATTTTGGGATAAGGTAGGTGTTCAATATACTGGCAAATCAATTAAATCAGGGATACTATAAATAATTTGATCTACTGATAGTCAGAAAGTTGATAAATAACAGTATAATTTAAAGAGACATATAATGCCAAAGAAAGTAAAATCATGGCGCTTCTAAAGCGAGTTGGCGGAGAATCAACTTCTCTAGACATGCTTATGGAGATGGAAAAGACATTCGACAATGCTAATCTGTATGCTTATAGGAACTGGTTAGATGGAGAGTTAGTCGAAGGTCCGACTATTGATCGTTATTGGTTTACGACAATGTGGATGTACCCGCACAAAATGATGCCTGATCCTGCAGGAAGTTTGCGCTTAATCAAGTATGGTTGTAAAGTATCATTTGCACAAGACACACTACTCGAACCAAAGAGTGTTAAGAATCCAGAAACGGATCTTAAGGGCGGATATTCTAACGAACGCAAACAAGCAAAGATTTTAGAAAAGCCTGTATGGTTAGTACAAATTGAAATGCCTCGTAAGTTTGTAGATGAAGCACATGACGCACTTCTACAATTTGAGGATGACGAAATTGATATGGATGACATTAACGCTGCATACGATGAAGACTTAGATAATAATGAAGAATCTAAAGAGCAAGACGTAAGTGCGGAGACAGATGCGCGTGAAGCAGAGTTTGATGAATTCGCAGGCGAGGAACAAGTATAATGAACGATATGCGCAAACTAATGGAAGCGGTTGATGAGCTAGAAGAAGCTACAGGCCCACTTGAAGGTGAGGCAACACATGTTGCTTTTATTGATGGATATATAGCAGGATGTGATAGTGGAGACAGGTCTATGGAAGCGGCTAGAAATGCATACAAAGTATGGTTTCATAGACAGCAAGGTTAATATATGAATTACAAAGCACATTACAACACGCTGATTGAGCGAGCTAGAACAAGATTGCTAGAAGGTTATTCAGAACGACATCATGTTGTTCCTGTGTGCATGGGTGGCGGGAATGAAACTGAAAACATTGTTCGCCTTACTGCGGCAGAACATTATGTTGCTCATCAATTGCTTGTTAAGATTTATCCTGATAATTCGCGACTAGCTAAAGCAGCATATATGATGACTGTGGATAACAATGGCGAACGTGTTACTAATCGTCTATATGGCTGGCTCAAGGAAAAAAATTCAAAAGCACAATCAAAATTAATGACTGGCAGCATTCCGTGGAATAAAGGAAAAAATAATGCATATTCCGCAGAATCAAAAGATAAAATTTCCAAAAGTTTAAAAATATACCATGCGAACAACGATCATCAGCGCGGTATGTTAGGAAAAAAACATACTGAAGAAACTAAAATAAAAATGTCAGAATCTAGAACCGGCAAGAGTAATGCGTTCTATGGAAAAAAACATACTGAAGAAACAAAACAAAAAATATCCAAGGCTTTGAAAGGAAAAGTTGGATGGTTCAATAATGGCTGTGAAGAATGTTACGTAAAGATTAATTCGGCCCCTGCAGGTTGGATACGTGGCCGAACTTGCAAAACATTAAAGGAGAAAATATAATATGGGCCTCAGGTACCTGGAACTTTCTGGAATGATTTTACCCCTCATATCAGTAGACGAATTTACTCCGAAGATGGGAACTACAGAAGAAGTTATTGTAATTTCATTCTTTTGTAAAGATGAACTGCCTGCATTTGATCTAGATGAATTCATTGACAAGAGTGTTATTGAATTTCTAGATAGCGAAGTTAGTCCGAATCCTAATGAAGACGGCTTGTATCTTGTGTTTATCGAATTCAAACGTCAACCTAATTTCTGGCTTAAACTTTATGATCTTGTAAAAGACATAGAAAACGTAACTGACAAACTCAACTGGAAAGTACAACCTTACTTAGTTGACAAACTGTATGATCTTAGCGATCCTGAATTACACGATGTAGTCATTACAAAAAAACAATCATATGTTCCTCGTCAAGAATTTGAACAAACAGTAGAATCATATTTTCAAGATAGTGATTTGCTAACGTTTGAAGCAGACGATACACATATCAAAATTGGTGGTGCTGGCGTACAATGGGTATTTGAATTCGTTGGCTTTGGCACAACAGACAATATGGTTAAACGACTTAGACTAAATGAACAACACATAGACCTCATGCACACATCAATGGCGCTTGGTTCCTTGCGAGGAATGCTGGGCGGTAACTGGGAAATTCAGACAATTGGTGATTTCTACTTTTTGAATAAAGTAGGCAACGAGAGAAGTGTAGTTCTAAGGAGTCAATAATGCTTAATAAACACAGACAACGAGGTTTTGGCGGGATTGCAATGTATATGGGAATTGTTTTACTTATAGTTCTTGCAGGTTCTGCAACATATTTCAAATGGTCTCAGGACAAACTAGCAGAAGCTAATCAATTAGTTGCTGTAGAAAAAGCTGGGCGCGCATCTGCTGAGGCAAATCTTACGTTCTTGCAAGAAAGTCATCGCAAGCAACAAGAAGCAATCGGAAGACTATCAAGTGCGTCAGCAGAAATTCGAAAAGAGCAAGAAGTGACAATTGACATTTTTGCAGAACATGATCTTCAAAGGCTTGCAGAACGTAAGCCTGGCCTGATAGAACGTCGCGTAAACAGTGCTACGGAGCGTGTATTTAATGAACTGGAAGATATTACAGATCCTATGAGTTATGTATCAAAGCCAGGCGGCGAATTCGTAAAGGATGAGAAATAATGAGAATTTTACTAATTATTTCCACTTTACTATTGATTTCTGCATGTAGTGGTGTTAAAGTAGTAGACGTAAAGGCAGACGTAGTGGAGCAAACTGTTATACATCCGAATCTTCCAGCGCAATTGTCAATGCGTAAAGTAGATTGGACTGTATTTAACAGAGCGAAAATTGAAAAGTTATTAGCAGATTATCCAGATCGAGAAATTGTACTATTTGCTTTGTCTGCGAAAGGATACGAAAATCTTTCGTTGAATGTTGGCGAAATTATACGTTACGTTAAGGAACAGAAAAACGTAATTATTTATTACATAGAAATTCTCCCAGGAGCAGATACGCTTACCGAGGAGGATAATACGAAAGAGTAAGTTTATGAACAGTAATCATTATTATGATGTACTTGGTGTTAAGAAAAATGCATCAGCAGCAGAAATTAAAAAACAATACCGTAAACTTGCCCAAAAGTATCACCCTGATCGCAGTAGTGATCCTAACGCGAAGGAAAAATTCCAAGAAATAAATTCTGCTTATCAAACACTCAAAAATCCAGAGAAAAAAGCAGAGTACGATAATCCTCGGCAACAACAAGGCCAAGGCGGTTTTACATATACTACTAGCATGGACGGCGAAAGCTTGCACGATGCCCTTCGAAAAGCAATGGGCGGCGGCTTTCATCAGCGGCGGCATCAGCAAATGGCGCAAGTCAATATCACGCTAGAGGAAGCATTCTCTGGAACTACACGAACACTAAATGGAGAAAGTTTCAACATTCCTGCTGGAATGCGAAGTGGTAACCACTTGCAAGTTGGTGAATTTATTATCATCATTAACGTACATCGACATCACAAATTTCAACGCTCCCACGATGATCTATTAACAGGAATTGAGATTTCTGCAATCGAAGCTATGCTCGGTGTAGAATGTGGAATTACAAATATCGACGGTAAAAAAGTAACAGTAAAAATTCCTGCAGGCATACAATATGGAAAACTTGTACGAGTTCCTGGAAAAGGAATGCCCAATCCTGAAATAAATCAGCGCGGAGATTTACTAATACAAGTGGTAATGTCAATTCCTGATGATTTGACAAATGCGGAACGAGCAAGTATAATGAACGTTAAACATCGTAAAACATTTGATATATAGGAGAATTAAATGAGTCTGGGAAATAGCGAAAACGGCGACGAGCCGAATCGTAATAATGAAGCAGTAAATAATGTCATGGAGCGAGCGCACATATTCGCTACTGAAAACTACCATGAGTACGTAACCATCGAACATTTACTGTGGTCTCTCTTGCATGAAAAAGATTTGCAAAGAATTCTTACGGACATCGGTGGCCGTCCAAATATCATTCGTAACGAAGTCGAGAATCATTTAAATACAGCTAACCTAGAAGTGCCAGTTGAAGCACAGATTGGATACACAGGTGCAGATCACACGACTGCACTAACTCGCGTATTTCAACGAGCTTTGACACAGTATATTTTCGCTGGGCGGCCAGAGATTACAACATACGGTTTACTTCTAAGCATAATGAATGAAGATCATAGTCACGCAGTTTTCTTTATACAAAAAGGAAGAATTTCGCGTAATAAATTAGTAGAATATCTCAAAGAATACGATGGTAGTCAGAGTGACGCAGAGCTTGATGATGCGCTAGAAGAATACTGTCGCAACCTTAATGACGAATCCAAGGACGGACTTATTGATCCGATTGTTGGTCGCGAGGAAGAAATTGCTGATACAATTGAGATATTGGCACGGCGCAAAAAGAATAATGTTTGTTATGTCGGACACCCAGGCGTAGGTAAGACTGCACTAGCGGAAGGTCTTGCTAAAAAAATTGTTGACGGTGAAGTTCCTAAAGCACTTGAAGCTAAAGAAGTGTACAGTCTTGATATTGGCGCGCTGGTCGCTGGTACAAAGTACCGCGGCGATTTCGAGGAACGCCTAAAGAAAGTACTCAAAAGCATTCAAAAGAAAGGTAATGTAATTCTATTCATTGATGAAATACACATGATTATGGGCGCAGGCACAGCATCACAGGGTACAATGGACGCAGGAAACATTCTCAAACCTATGCTAGCAAAGGGAGAATTACGCTGCATCGGTGCTACAACATTCGATGAATACGAGACTCACTTTGAAAAAGACAAAGCACTTAAGCGTAGATTCGGTAAGTATGAAGTAAAAGAGCCGAGTGTAAAGAATACTAAGCGAATTCTCAAAGGACTCGCAAAATACTATGAAAAATTTCATGGCGTGAAGTATGAAAAAGGCACACTCATCGCGGCTGTTGACTTATCCGAACGTTATATGAAGAATAAATTTCGACCTGACAAAGCAATTGACATCATGGATTTGGCTGGAGCTAAGGCTAAGCTTGCAGACGAACCAGTAGTTGATATGGATATGATTATCAAAACTACTTCTAAGCTTGCAAAGATTCCTACAGATATGATTGACATTAGAGAAAATGATGCCATCTCAACTCTGAATTCCAAACTCAAAGATCGTGTATATGGTCAGGCAACAGCAATTGAAACTTTAGTAGAAGCTATTGAAATCAGTAAGAGTGGCTTACGTGATGAATGCAAGCCAATCGGTTCTTATCTCTTACTTGGTCCTACTGGAGTCGGCAAAACTTATCTTGCAAAAGAATTATCTGAGGCACTCGGTGTTGAACTTGTTCGGTTCGATATGTCTGAATACCAAGAGAAACACTCTGTTTCTAAATTGATCGGAGCTCCTCCAGGTTATGTTGGGCACGGCGAAGGTGAGGCTGGCAGTGGACAGTTGATTAATAAAGTCGAAAACAATCCGAACTGCGTATTGCTACTTGATGAAATTGAAAAAGCAGCACCAGAAGTTACACAAGTACTTCTACAGGTTATGGATGATGGTCGTTTGACTAGCAGCACAGGCAAAACGATTGATTTTACAAACGTAATACTCTTAATGTCATCTAATTTAGGTGCAGCAGAGGGTGAGAAACTTAATATCGGATTCGGGGATCAAGAAAAAGTTGGCGAAGATGATGCAGCAGTTAAACGTTTCTTCGCACCTGAGTTCCGCAATAGAATAGACGGCATAATCAAGTTTAACAAACTTGGCATTGACGAAATGAAGCTTATTGTTAGTCGAGAAATCGACAAACTAAATGATATGCTTGCTGACAAGAAAATTTCTGTAACTTGTATGGCAGCAGCTAAGAAATTACTCGCAACAGAAGGCTACGATCCAAAAATGGGTGCAAGGCCAATGGCAAGATTGATTCAAGAAAAAGTCAAAAAGCCAATTTCGAAAGAGATTTTGTTTGGTGATTTACAGAATGGCGGTAGAGTTAAGGTCGGTGTTGAAGACGGTGAATTGAGTCTAACAATAACTCCTGCGAAAGTAGCACTAATCGCGCCAACTGTTGATGAAGTATTAGTAAACGAAGTAACAATTAACAAAGAGAACCCCACACAAGACTGACCTCCTATTCGTCAAGCTGTGGTCCAGGATAGCCTTTCGGGGCTATCCTTTTTTTTGCGCGTCTTTTTGATAAATACTAACAATACTAAGCGTAATAGGAAAAATTATGGCAGTCACACCAGCTAGAAAATCAGTTTTAATGATGACCAATACAGGACGAAATCATAATCTGACAGGCGATAAAATTCGTGCTGATGGATATTATGGTCGCACCGATGGCATACACACAGTACAGGTTGTTGTTGCTAATTTCACAGGCAGCTTCGGAATACAAGGCACGTTAGCAACTGAGCCAGATGAAGCTGATTGGTTCGATATTAATGTGAATGTCAATCAAAATGTATCTAGCGCAAGCCCATATGCATCATTTCCTGTTAACCCAGCAGCACCAACAAACCCAGGCGGCAACGGTGATGATGCTACCTTAGCATTCACTTTCGTAGGCAATTTTGTATATCTACGTGCAATACTTGATCGAAGCACAATCACAGAACCATCTGAGCTAGCAGCAGTAACAGAATTAGGAGTAATTAGTAAAGTATTATTGAGTATGTAAGGAGAACATAATGGCACATGAGAGCGAAGCAGAGGCATTAGGTAAGGCAGCATTTATAGCAGGTAAAACGAGACAACCGATGAAAGATCATGCACTTGTAAAATTGTTACAAGGACATGGATCAGAAGATCATCACCCAAATTCGCCTGGAGCAGAAATGTCTCCAGCAGAAAGGCGCATTATGGAAAGGAAAATAAACGACTGGAAACACGGCTGGGATGAAGAACGAGCAAAATAGTTGAGATAATAATGAATAACATTAATGCGAATGGAAGAGGACGAGCATCATACGGCAGAGGCAAAGCACGCCAACCTATGAACGATACACGGTTTGTAAGACTGATGTATGCAGAAGTCGAAGGAAGCGACGATAATCCCCGTGAAGTTAAAGCGCATTATATTACAGAATGGAAGAATGGTTGGAATGAGGCTAAGACAGAAAATACAAAATCAGTTGCTAGCAAGACGGCAAGCAAAGCTAAGAAAAAAGCTAAAAAGAAATCAAAAAGAAGGCTAAATAATGACACATCACATAGTTTATGAAACTAAATGTCTAATATCAAACAAAATATATGTGGGTTGTCATACCACAGAGAACATAGATGATGGCTATTTAGGTTCAGGAAAGATATTACGTCAAGCAATCAAAAAATATGGAAAGAAAGATTTTCAACGAACAATTCTTAAAGAATTTTCTAATTCTAAGGATATGTTTGAATATGAAAATCACGTTGTAAATGAGGAATTTATAGCATTACCAAATACATATAATATTGTTGTCGGTGGATCAGGTGGGTTCAATGTGCAAGATAAAGAAGACTGGTTGCGAAAAATAAAAATTGCTGCTGGTAACAGAACACACAATCCTGCGCTAGGAAACAAACATACAGAAAAAGCCAAAAAGCTTATTTCAGATGCTAATAAAAAACGAGGGCACGATCACCTTTTAATACAAGCACAACTAAAGCGGGGATCAAAGTGGTGCAATAACGGAATCAAAGAAAAAATGTTGCAGGAAATACCTGAAGGATGGGTGCAAGGACGAATCTGTAAAACATTAGGCCGTCCAAAGATACAGGAGAAGAACATTGACCAGAATTAATGCCGGTAACACGCTCGCAAATCAGTACGCACCGCCGTTTGTAATTACAGATAATGTTACTACAAACTGGCATCTACGTTGGAATGCTGATTTAATAGCGTTTGAGGCATATGACCCAAGCGAGAGTGTTGTTGAATCAGGATTTGATAGTATTGAATCTGCACTTTTCACTGATGTTACACAACAAGTATTTGTTGTGCCGTGGGAAGCAGCAACTAAAGAGTCTGTATTCATTACTATACAAGGTGTTAAACAGCAACAAGATGCCTATACAATAGTAACAAATATTGGCAGCGGGTCAACAACAGTAACACTAGCTGATACGGTATCTGTTGAAACAGTCGAAATCTTAGGTCTACAAACTTCTGGTGGTGCTAGTATAGAAGTATATTTAGAAACTGCTGTCGGTGCACAAACACTATTTCCAACATCAGGTAGTATCGGTTGGTATCCTGCAAGTGAACAATCTCTTATTGTAACTCATAACGGTCTAAAATTAACTACTACAGAATATAGTATCATACCTAATGCTACATTCACTGGCGCACAAGTTAGCATTGTATCAGGATTAGTGGTTGATGCAGATGTAATTGAAGTTCTCGGCATCGTCACAGCAGGAGAAACTCCTGCTAGCCCAGTTGAACTTGTAAATCTTACTCCTTCTGATGTAACACTATTTTCAGCAAAACGAGTTGCAGGTGAAACACAGTTTTTCGATATTAAAGGATTAACTGAAGGTACAAATATTACACTAACAGCAGGCGGAAGTTCTATTACAATCGACGCTGATATTGGTGATTTTGCAAATGTAGGAGGCGGCGAACCAGTTGCACTTATCGGAAGTCTTTCAGAAACTATTACTCCGACCAATGAACTAGAATTTAAACGTCTTTTTGCATCCATTACACCAGTAGATCGTATCACGTTAAGCAGTACTGCTGACACAATTACGTTTGCATACAACATAGGTTGGAAAACTATTACTGATACTGATTCTCCGTATACCGTGCTTGCAGTAGAGAGACTAATTGCTATCAACGGATTATCAGCAATTCTAGGCATAACACTTCAAGATCCTAGCACATTACCGAATGGCGAAACAATTACTATTAAGAATCAAACAACAGGCACATTCGCAATAACTCTTACGCCAGCAGCAGGGTTTATTGACGGTGCTGGCACATACGTCATCAACACAGCATACGGATACGTTACACTTTACAGCGACGGAAATCACTATTACATAATTTCTGAGGGATAAGATGGCTGGTCTAACTCGGATTAAAACAAACAACATTCTTGACAGAGAGGTTCGGGAACAAGACCTAGCTGACGCAGCAGTTACGTTCGATAAAATCAATATTACTTCAGGCGGTTCAGTAGGCGAATCTCTTAAGGTTGGCGCTGGCGGCACACTACTCTGGGAACTTGCCTCAGGCTCTACTAACGCACTTGACACCTTAGTTGATGTTGATACAATAGGCAAACTAAACGGCGATAGTCTCGTTTATGATGTCGGAAGCGGACTATGGAAAGCTGGAAGTAATGTTCCTAGTAGTCTCGGGCTCAACAGTCTTACTAATGTTACACTTACTACGCCACTCGTTCAAAATGAATTTTTACGTTATGATGGCATTGAATGGATTAACGATGCTATTTCAGTTGTATATATTGACGGCATACAACCTGTTGCAATCACTGGCTTACTTGATAATCTTGTAGATGTTGTCGTACCTAGTCCAACAGTAAATCAACATTTAGTATTTGATGGTAGTGTATGGAGAGCTTCTGATGCTGCCAATGTCGGTAGCATAGATCAATTAGACGATGTAGATACTACTACAGTTACACCTATCAGCGGTGATGCACTTGTATGGGATGGTGTTGGCGATTGGGCTCCTTTTGCTATCGTCGGTCTCGGCGCATCAAGTAATACATTCATGGTTGCTGACATTACTGCTAGAGATTTACTAACTCCTGCAGATGGTGACCAATCATTTGTACGTAGCGGCGCTACTACAAGTGAATGGGAAATGTATATTTGGGATGTACTCGCAGGGCCCGCAGCATGGATTCTTATTAGTACACAAGATAGTGCAAGCACTGATGCTAAGACAATCGAAGCAATTGTTGTACCAGCCACAATTAGCCCAGTGTTGCTTGGCAACGTTAGTCCTGATTCGCGTGTTACGGTTGTAACAATTGAAGTCACAATAGCCTTTGATGGATCACCAACATTAAGTGTAGGTGACAGTGGAGATAATGCACGACTTATTGATGATTCATTACATGATCTGAGCGAACTCGGCACATATAGTACAACAACTGACTACGTGTATGGTGGTAGTACAGATACGGATATTAATGGATATTTCTCTGCAGGCGGAGCTACAACTGGTTCTGCTCGTATCCTCGTAACGTATGTATAATTTTTCCTTTAATTAGGATAAATACAACATAGAATGAATTAATAGGAACCCACAATGGCAGACACAAAGAATTATGGATTGAAAGGCGTTGGTGATGACGTACAGTTTGGTAAAGCTGGCGGTCGCTTTGTCTTCAATACGGGTGCGAGTGATTTCCGTGCTACAACAGACGGCACAACACTAGCCCACTTACAAGTATTAACCCCCGTAGGTGATACTGACGCAGCTACTAAACTTTACGTAGATGATGTAGCATCAGGCTTAGATGTTAAGGACTCTGTTACTTGTGCAAGTACAGCAGATGTAACTGGAACATATGTCTCTACAAACGGCCCAAACGCTAACGGTCAGCACACAGGTGTCCCAGCAACAATTGACGGCGTAACACTAGCACAGGGTGATCGTGTTCTTCTTAAAAACCAATCACCAGCTGATGAAAACGGCATTTACGAAGTACAAGCAACCACCACAACACTTAATCGCGCTAGTGATTTTGATACTGATGCAGAAGTTACTGCAGGTGCATTTACATTTGTTGAAGAAGGAACAACTAACTCAGACAGTGGTTGGGTACTGCAAGGTCCAGATCCGCTAACAGTTGGTACTGGTTCAGGTAGTAACCTTAACTTCGTATTATTCAGCACATCAAGTGATATTATTGCTGGTGACGCATTAACAAAAACGGGTAATAATATTGATCTTGACTTTGTTACTGGTGGTGGACTAACTAACTCATACAGATAACTCAGACGCGATGCAATTGCGTTCATTGACAAACGTCCTAGCTGATCTTGACGTTGTTAACTTGGCGTTCGGATCAGGCGGTTTGATTACTCAGACGGCAGCAGATACATACGTCGAACGTTCAATTGCTGCATCAGCAGTAGCAGGCGACGAAGGTATCAGCATTGTTAACGGCAATGGTGTATCAGGCAACCCAACGATCGGTGTTGACATTCAAGGCACAACAGCACTAGGTGTAGCAGTCGCAACAGGTGACTCGCTATTGATGTTTGATACGACAGCGGGAACTAACTTAGAAGTAACAGTTGACCAATTAAAGACATTTATGAACGCTGGTACGTCCAGCACAAGTATTACAGAAGGTGATAGCACACTAGCTATTGCTGACTCTGGTACTGGTACATTAACAGCCAACTTTGATGGTACTGACTATTGGGTGAGCCAGGCATCAGATACAACGTTTGAACACAATGTAAACTTCGAGGTAACTACAGCAACAACAAATGCTGACATTCCAGTTATCACAGTTAGCGCACGTAGTTCAGGCACACCAGCAGCGGGTATTGGCCCAAGTATCCAGTTTGAATCTGAAACTGCTGCAGGCGCTCCAGGTAACTTAGAGATTGGTGGTTTGTTTGCATTAGAAGCAACTGATGTTACTGGTGCGTCAGAAGACTTTGACTTTGTATTCCAACTAATGGCTGGCGGCACAGCAGCAACAGAAGTTGCACGTATCACAAGTACGGGTAATATAACTTTATCAGGCACGGTCGATGGCATAGACATCGCAACAGATGTAGCAGCTAACACAGCTAAAGTAACTAACGCCACGCATACTGGTCAGGTTACTGGTGCAACAGCACTAGCACTAGACGTTACCGCCGTTACAGCACAACCAGCGAGTGGAGTAATCATCGCAACAGACACCATCATAATCAATGATGGCGGTGTATTGTCAGAAGCTACGTTCACACAGATGAATACGTACTTCGATTCATCATTAAGCTTTGGTTCTGGTACAGTAACATCATCTGGTACGCCACTTAACAACGAAGTTGCTGTATTTGCTACAGCTACAGACATCAATAGCGATTCTACGTTTACATGGGATGCTACGACACTTATTGTTAACGAACTTAGTTTCGCTGGCGACACAATCAGTAACAATACTACTGACCAACCTATAATCTTGCGACCAAATGGAACTGGCTCAATCATATTCCAAAATGGTTCAAGTGAAGAAATTCTAGAACTTAACGATACTGTTTCAGCAATCAACGGACTTGCTATCACAGCAGGTGCAACAGGTGTCGCGCCAGATATTAGTATCGGCACAGGCGGCGAAGCAAACATCGACATTGGTTTTACAACTAACGGAACAGGCGTACTAAGTGTTACAGCAGGTTCAGGTAACTATGAAGATAATGTTACAGCAGACGATGATCTACCTAACAAAAAATACGTTGACGATGCCATTGAATCACTAGGCGGCTCTGGTTCACTTGATACTGTTACAGGTACAGTTGACCTAACAACAGCATCCGTACAAAACATCGGTGCAGCAACAGGCATTCCAGCTTCATGTACAATTATGAGTGTAATGCTAGAAGTTGATACGGCATCAGATGCAGTAACAACAGTTACAGTCGGTGACGTAACGAACGGTGCAGCGAGCTATATGGCAGCAACAGAAAATGATCCAGAAGTTCTAGACATTTATGTTGCAGATGGTCGAGTAGCTAACGCAGCAGCAACAAGACAAGCAACAGCTACGGTGGCAACAGCAGGAACTGTCGGCGCAGCAACTTGTATCATCACATTCAGACACAATTAATAATTAATCAATAATTGGAGAACAATATGAGCGAGAAAAGTAAAGCTGCAAAAGCAGCAGCAGAAGCGGCCAAGCATGCCGCAAAAGCAGCAAACGGAACTGCTGGTCAAGCACGAAATGAAGCTAAGGAAAGCGGAATAGATACAGCAACAGCAGCAGCCGAAGCAGCAGAACATGCAGCAGATCGTTCTGAAGCAGAAGCAAGAAAAGCTGACGCAGCAGCACAACAGGCAGAAGCAGAAGCTAGGAAAGAAGCCGCTAAACCTGAAGATAAAGAAGACGCAAAGACAGCACGGGAACACGCAAACGAAGCTGCAATTGCAGCTACAAACGCACACGGACACGCAAACGACGCAATTGCTGACGCACCAAACCCACCAGTGTATCCAGCACCAACACCAAGAAAGAAAAGTGATATACGCAAAAAAGCTATCATCATCGGTGGTGCAATGATCGCAGGCGCATACATACAAACTTATGTATGGCCGTATATTTCAACATACATTCAGTAATACCTTAGGACTAGCACGAAGGCTAATTCGACAAAGCCCCTTACGAGGGGTTTTTGTTTGGCTGGTTATTCTACACAATGCTGATAAATACACATGAGAAGATTTATTAGGAGAGACCCACAATGGTATGTGAGAAGTGCGGAGAATGTGAAACTTGTGGCGCTGAAAAGAGCGCAGTTTCACAACCCGAAGATCATTTAGAACACGGATTTAAGAGATTTTGGCGACCTGCTGCTGGATATATTTTTCTAGCAATTTGTCTGTTTGACTTCATGCTTGCTCCGCTATGGATAGAACATGCAAATCAAACAGTTAATGTTGCTGCATTTGCAGAGATTAGAAAGTTCGAAGATAAGGAAGTACAAATGAAAGCTATCGAACACGTTGAACTTGGGAACCGTACTTGGGAACCGCTTACAACAAGAGGTAGCGGGCTATTCTTCTTGGCGTTTGGTTCTATACTTGGTATAGCGGCATTTTCACGCGGTAAAGAAAAAATAGCAGCAATTAATACAGTAGGACAATAATATGAATGAAATGCGAAAACTAATGGAAGCAGTACAGCTTAACGAATATTTCGTCAGGGAAGGCGAAACATTTAAGGATGTATGGATAATGTTCTTTTCTGATCTAGTAAATGATGCAAAGATTTTCCAAAACGAAGGAGAAAGTGAAGCAGCCCGCCAATTCTTAGCAGTTAGCAAAGAGGTTGCTCCACTAAAACAAAAAATAAAACCACTATTAAATACGCCCTTGCCGATAATTGACTCAGACGATGATGAATATTGGGATGAAAGCCCAATCTCAAAATTGGACAGACTGGGTGAAATAGTTAGCAGTAATGATCCTACAGAGGATGGCGTTCTTAGTGGTATAATAGAAGCATTCTATGAAGCGTATTACATCATTGGTGAGCTTGCAGATGAAGCACTAAATGTTAACGAAGCTAATCAAGGTGGTAAGACTGAGCATAGTGGTGCGAAACACGGAAAAGGTGCATACTACGGTCGTAAGAAAGAAGCTAAGAGAGATAGCAACAAGAATCGTCGCAACGCAGACAAATTTCAATCTAAAGAAATTACTGAAATTACTACTGGATATGGTATTGAAGAAGATTTTAATCCACGTGAATCAACTGTTGCGTTACATGAGCTAATGGATGAAGGTATCCTTGATGCTCGAACAGTTGCAGATGCATGTTTGAATTATATGTCAGAAGCAGACGTAGAAGACATGGCTGAGTCAAACTATTTTTTCGGCGACAATTAAACAATGAGACTGTTCGAACTAGCACAGCTTACAGAAGCTAAAAACGATACTGTTGTGTTCACTTTTGGCAGATTCAATCCGCCGACAATCGGACACCAAAAACTTGTATCCAAAGTTTCAGAAGTCGCAGCTAATCAAAATGCTGACCAAATTGTATACTTGTCAAAGACACAAAAACCAGGAAAGGATCCACTTTCTTGGCAGGACAAATATGATTTGTTTAAGAAAATGTTTCCGTCTATTAATGTTAGTAGAGATCATGCAATCATAAATCCATACGTAGCTCTAGAAACATTAGGAAAGAAATACAAAAATATAATCATGGTTGTTGGCTCAGATCGTGTTGAACGTTTTAGAGGTGATATGCAAAAGTATCTATCTGAATGGGGCATTGAAAACTTCGAAGTTGTAAGTGCTGGAGAACGTGATCCAGACTCAGAAGGCGCAGAAGGCATGAGTGCAAGCAAGGCTCGACAACTAGCAACAGACGGAAATTTCGCTGAATTCGCAAACGCATTACCATCAAGTATCAATAATGCCACTAAGAAAGTGGTCTACAATAAGATTCGTAAAAACTCATAATCGGTTGACAAACGTGGAGACTGGACGTATACTTTATCATTATGAAAAGGTATTTTCCGAACGGCCAAGTTCATCCAAACTGCGCTAATCTGTATTGTACCCGGCCCACTATGATTCGCTTCATACTCAAAAGCGGCCTGTATAACTATAAACCATTTTGCTCTTCCTGTACCCGCGCAGCAACAGGAAAGCAGAGTTATAAGCCGAGAGTGGTTCCTATCAAGAAATCATACTGTGAAAATCGAGACGGCAGATTAGGATTTGGGTACAAGTGCCCTACAAGAAATCTCAAAAGAATTAACAGTCATCAACTTGACCTTGACCACATCAACGGCAATAGAGAAAATAATCATCACTCCAATATGCAAACAATTTGTTCCAATTGTCATAGAGAAAAGACGCACAGAGAAAATGATTGCGCTGGTCATAAATACGGAACACGCTAACCACGTTATTCAAGATACTTGACAACTCCTTGTAAATATAGTACAATACGCTACTATAAGGAGAATTCTACACATGACTCATCAAGCAAAACACTATTCCTCAGACGATGTACGACGCCTCACAGAACTGGTAAAAGAAGGTGTTATCGTTAAGCAGGAAGTAAAAGATTTAAATGAAGGACTAGCAGACACAGTTAAGGCAATCGCAGAAGAAATGGAGATTAAGCCAACTGTACTCAAAAAAGTTATCACAATCGCATTTAAGAACAGCCGCCTTGACGAACAAGCTTCGTTCGCAGAACTAGAAGAATTATTGGACGAAATCGGCATCAGTTAATGCGAGTCATTCGCACAGCATTTCAATTTTGGAAAGAGACTTGGCTAACAAATAAGACGCTATTCTTAGCGGAAATGGCCGGCACTCTTACAGGCATGGCTGCTGCTGCAATGATCGGGTTTCAATCACCAACTCCAGATTTGTTTACGATTTTTATTTTGTATAATCTTAGTGCAGTATTTTTTATATATTCAAACTATATAAGACAGAGTGCATGGATGATTATGCTAATGATATTTTACGTAGGCACAAACACAATTGGACTTATACAGGCAATATAAATGTACGTAGATGCAATTTTTAATCCAAAAGATTCAACTATAAAAGTTGTTGAACGCAACAACGGAAAGCGTGTCTACAAGAGCTATCCTGGAATTTTTGATTTTTATTTAGAAGATCCGAAAGGAAAATTCAGAAGCATTCATGGTGATCCTCTAATAAAGATCGAATGCGGTTCAATTGGTGAACTCAAGAAAATGACACGTATCAATTCTCATAAGAAAAAGTATGAGTCAGATATTAAACCCATCAATAAAATTCTTGAAGCACACTATAAGCACTTAGACACAGCAAATCTAAACATTGCCTTTTTCGATATTGAGACTGATTTCGATAAAGAACTAGGTTACAGTTCTCCAGAAGACGCGAACAATAAAATTCTCTCAATCGCAGTACACTTGCAGTGGTTAAATCAAACAGTTTGTCTTGCATTGCCGCCTGAAGGCATGTCAATGGATGATGCAAAAGTTATTGCTGATGAAGTCGGTAATACAATTTTGTATCACGAAGAAACAGATATTCTCGATGCGTTTCTCACACTGATTGAAGATGCAGATGTTTTGAGTGGCTGGTTCAGTGAAGGTTATGATATTCCTTACACAGTAAATCGTATCATAAAGCTAATGGGCCGGCATGAAACTCGACGCATGTGTTTGTGGGACAAACAACCAAAGCCAAGAACATTTCTGAGGGGCGGCAAAGAAAGCCAAACGTATGAGCTAGTCGGTCGAATTCATTTTGATTATCTTGCATTGTACAAGAAATATACATATGAAGAACGACACAGCTATTCACTAGATGCTATTGGTGAGGTTGAAGTCAATCAGCGTAAAGTTCCATATGAAGGAACGCTAGATGAATTGTACAACAATGATTTTAAGAAATTCTTAGAATACAACATTCAAGATACAGAACTACTTAACGAGCTTGATAAAAAGTTGCAGTTTGTAGCGTTAGCTAGCAGCATCGCACATGGAAACGGAGTTCTTCTGCCTCGCGCAATGAGCGCAGTAGCACTTACTGAGCAAGCTATTATCGTTGAAGCGCATGAGCGTAACATGAAAGTACCTGATCGTGAACACAGTAGTTCAGATGATCTAGCTGCTGCTGGTGGCTGGGTACAATATCCGAAGAAGGGTTTACATCGTTGGATCGGAAGTAGTGACTTAAGCTCACTGTATCCATCTGTAATTCGTTGTCTTAACATGAGTCCAGAAACTATTGTTGGGCAATTGCGCACAGATCAAACTAATAGAGAGATTTACGCGCATCTTGATGCAGCAAAATCTAATACTTTTTCTGGATGGTGGAATGACAGATTCAATACAATTGAAATGGATGATTTTCTTAACAACGATAATGTTACACGAAGAAAATTAGACTTAGAAGACGGAACTACAATAGATATAACTGGTGCAGAACTGCGCCACCTTATTTTTGAAGGCGGAAATGATTGGAGTATATCTGCAAACGGAACCATATTTCGCAATGATATTGAAGGTGTAATCCCAGGATTATTGCGTCGTTGGTACAGTGAACGTCAAGTAATGCAAGCATTTAAGCGTAGTTATGATTCTATAGCAGATGTCAAAGAAGGCATCAAGCTAAATATAACGCAAAATATAGCAGATGAAATTAATGCTAATCTCACTCGCAAATATAACGACGATGACGTTAATTTCTTTAATCCGTACGATCCAGACTTGACGTTTAGTATCACGCAAGCAAAGAAAAAAGCAGCAAGCAAAAATACAGAAGACTTGTATCAGTATTTACTCGGACACAATTTGTACATTGACAAGAATCTAAAACTTCGTCATAACAATATTGATGAACTCAAAAAGATTATATCATTTTGGGATAAGAGACAGCTTGTTAAAAAAATTAATCTGAACAGTCTGTACGGCGGACTGCTCAATATACATTGTCGTTTCTATGACTTACGGCTCGGTCAGAGTACTACATTAACTGGACGCAGTATCGCGAAGCACATGGCCGCAAAGACAAACGAATTCTTAGATAACAGTTACGATCATACTGGCCGCTCAATTATTTACGGTGATACTGATTCAGTATATTTCTCAGCATATCCGATTTTGAAAGATGATATAGATAAAGGAGAAATCGTGTGGACGAAGGATAGTGTAATTGAATTGTATGACATTATTGCGCAGCAAGTAAGTGACACATTTCCAAAGTTTATGAATGACACATTCAATACACCAAAGAAACGAAGTGAAGTTATTAGAGCAAGCAGAGAAATTGTTGGTGATACAGGGCTGTTCATTAAGAAGAAAAGGTACGCTCTACTTGTATATGATGATGAAGGCAATCGCAAAGATGTCAACGGCAGTGATGGCAAACTCAAAGCAATGGGTCTTGACTTGCGTAGATCAGATACACAGAAACGTGTACAGGAATTCTTAACAGGCATCCTTTGGCAAACACTACGATTAGAGGGCGAAGAGGCTGTTATCAAAGTCATACGAGAATTCAAAAAAGAATTCGATACATTGAATCCTTGGGAGAAAGGTTCTCCGACAGGCGTGAATAATCTTACAGCATATAACGATAAGCTAGAACGTGCAATGGAAATTAGATTGGGCGGTCGCATCGCAGAAAAGGTTAAGGTGCCAGGTCATGTTATGGCAAGTTTGAATTGGAACTCGCTCCGCGCATCACATAATGATTTGCACAGTACTAGAATATTAGACGGACATAAGGTATTAGTTTGCAAACTTAAACCACACAATGACTTTCAAAAAACGTCAGTTGCTTATCCTGTAGATGAACCACATCTTCCTGATTGGTTTATAAATTTACCATTTGACGAACAAGCAATGATGCAAGCCAACGTCGATAAAAAAGTGGAGAACTTACTTAATGTTTTAAAGTGGGACCTCTCTCGCACATCACCACAAGCAGAACTCATGGAAACACTTTTTGATTTTAGTTGACTTTCCTTGCTCGTTTTGTTATAATTTGTTATCATAATTAGGAGAACTTTTACATGTTATCGGAAGTATTAACAGACATCCTCGCACAAACACATGGGCTAGGATTTATTGAAATGATGAAAATAGATAGTAGCGCAACTGAAACAACGATTGCAGCTATCAACGACGACAAATCAGTTGTCGTATTTGGAAAACTTAATAGTCCGTTGACTGAACTAGAAGGTGTAGTAGGATTATCACGAATGGCAGTACTACAGGGTTATTTGAAATATCCACATTTTGTTGGGGATGATGCAACTATTGAAATCAAAACTACGCAGCGAGACGGTAGTGAAATCCCAACAGAGATTTATTTTTCTGCTAATGGTGGGCACGAATCTAGTTACCGCTTTATGCATAAAGACGTAGTGGAAGAGCAAGTCAAAGTACCACCTTTCAGGGGTGCAACTTGGGACGTTGTTATTACTGGTACAGATGAGATTATGAAGGATCTGAGCTACTTCAATGGAGTGTTAGGCGCGTTTGAGCCAACCTTTACTGTAAAGACAGACGTTAATAATGATCTTAATTTCTATATTGGTAGCGGCCCGACTGACCGAGCTACGGTACCAGTTGCAAAAGCTGTGAACGGCACACTCACAGGCAATCTTACATGGCCGCTCGTTGAAACGCTTGCTATACTTAAGCTTGCGAGTAAGGCAGATGATTGTATAATCAGCTTTAGTAACAAGGGTGTGATGAAGATTGAAATGGAAACAGGCCTCGGCAGTTATGAATACTTACTCCCAGCAAGATCAATGTAAAGTTGAATCATTTAGCGGAATATTTCGCTTCTTGTCTAACTTCCACCGCGCGCCTATGATGTATCATGGCATTGCATATCCAACATCAGAACATGCATATCAAGCCGCGAAGACATTAAACGAAAATTCACGAATGAATATTTCGATACTAGGCACGCCATATGAAGCAAAAAAGTACGGCAAAACAGTTAAGCGACGGTCTGATTGGGATGAAGTAAAATTAGAAGTCATGACGGAAATTGTACGTGCAAAATTTATACAAAATCCGTCACTAAGAGAAAAATTACTTGCAACGGATGATGCTATCCTAGAAGAAGGAAATACTTGGGGTGACACATACTGGGGCACATGTAAAGGCGAAGGCGAGAATCATTTAGGAAAAGTCTTAATGGATTTGCGTAATAACCTAAATACTAATACAGAGGAATAAACAATGAAAAAAGTAACAATTAATCAAAACGAACTCCTAGAAATTTTGCGAGAGAATCGTGATACGCATGAAGCAGACTATAAAGATGCTTATGAAGGGTACTTAGTAACTTGCGGAGAAACTCTAATGAAGTTAATGGAGGAATTCAAAGCTGGCGAACGTGAAACAGTACAGTGGACTGAGTTCCCGCCACAGAGTCAAGTTAAGGACTATGATCGTGTAATTCGTATGCTTGAGTTATCAGTTGATAATGAAATTGAATTGACGGCAGACGAGTTTGCAAATTTCGTACAAGACGATTGGCACTGGAAGGAAAACTGGACATTCACTAATTCTAACTATATCAGCAAGACGAGAGGGGTATAATGAATTCTATAGACTTTTGTTATTGGCTACAGGGCCATTTTGAAATTAGTGAAACAACTGAATTGAATGAAAAGCAAGTTGAAATTATCAAGAATCATTTAAACCTTGTGTTCAAGCATGAGATTGATGGCATCTATGAAAAGGATGAATTACAAAAGATACATGACGGCGGCACGGGTGGGCCAGGCGAGTTTACCCCGACGGTGCACACTTCACCAAACGATATAAAAATAAGATGCTAATATGAGAGATTTAACAGTAGGTAAAAAAGACTATGCATTATTCTTGCCAGCGATAAGTGGCTTCTACACAGAAGTACTTGGTCGCTGTAGGAATTTTCCAGATTACCTGCCGCCTGATAGGACACCTAAGGGTTTTGAAAATGGTATGGAAGGTCTTGATTTCTTCAACGAGGATAAGGGATATTTCTATTACGATGTGGGTTTGTATTCAGCAGGACACGCATACTTAGACGAAGAACGTACTAATAAATTTGAGTGGATGATTCAAGAGCGCGATAAGAAAAAGACTACGCTCTTGGGTGATTCAGGCGGGTATCAAATCGGCAAAGGTGTTATTAAATTTGATTGGGAACACTTCTATGAAAAGAAAGGTGATCCAGGTTACATCGGCAAAGCAGATAAAATGCGAGCAGATATTCTTCATTGGCTTGAATACACGGCTGATTGGTCACTAACACTTGACGTACCTACATGGGCGTACATGGAAGAAACAGCAAGAGAACGCACAGGGTTGCGCACATTCCAAGAATGCTTAGATGCAACATTATTTAATCTCGATTATTTTGTTGAGCATAGAGAAAACAAAACAAAGTTCCTCAACGTACTTCAAGGTACAACGTGGGATGATGCAAACACTTGGTACGACGCCGTAAAGGACTATCCGTTCGAAGGTTGGGCAATGGGCGGCAATAATATGCGCGACATAGAAATCGCCCTTCGGCGTCTTATTATTATGCGGGACGAAGGGTACTTAGAAGGTAAAGATTGGATTCACTTCTTAGGAACTTCTAAACTTGAGTGGGCAGTAATGCTAACTGGTGTACAACGTGAATTGCGTAAGCACGTAAATCCGAATGTAACAGTCAGTTATGATGCAGCAAGTCCATTCATCGCAGCAGCAAACGGCCGCATGTATACATATAATTCTTTGTTATGCGACAAACTTAGCTATGTGATGGATAGGGGATTTGACGGTAGACAATTAGCTCATAGTGATATTCCGTTTCCGTTTGAAAGTGAAATCGGACGGCGGTTAACAGTCGGTGATGTTTGTCACTACGGTAAAGGTGATCTTAACAAGCTTGGCAAGGTCACTAACTCAGCTTGGGATTCGTTTACTTATACAATTCTAGGAGCGCACAATTGCTACGCGCACATACGCGCAGTACAACGCATCAATCACCTTAGTGACTTAGAGAGTATGCGATTCGATCCAGATTGGAGAACATGGACAAAGACAAAGCGCAAATCTAAAGCAGCAGAAATGTCTTTTTGGGTTCCGCGAAATTTGTTGTACTTCAATAATTTTATCAAAGAACTATTTGTATCGGACAATCCTATGCAGATGCTAGATGATGCTTCACCATTACTTCAAGAAATGACTAATCAGAAATATATCGACGGCAACACAGCATTATTTCAAGATTTGTTCGGAGATGAGAATGATAATGAAGTTATAACTGGCGAAGATTATGGACGCGAAGATGATGTACTTGATGCACTAGAAAGAAAACTGAGGAATGAAAACTAATAATTCAAAAATACTTATTCCTATTGTTAGGAAACTCTATCCAAACATGATAGCTGATATGATTACGAAAGTTCAGCCGATGCAAGGCAAAACGGGTTCAATCTTTAGCCTGAATATAGAAGATTCTATAATTAATCCTTGGTCAGAATGGCGTAGAACAACAAGTTTATGGCCGCGTGAATCAATTACAGGAAAATGGATTGTTGGCCGCATCAACAAACGTGGACGGAATGTTTGGGGTGGCGGTGGTATGCAAGGTAAGGCTACTCGCAAACGACAATTCGCAACAAACAAAGAATTATTTGCATTAAAATTAAAAGGTAATAGCGATGAGTGATTTATATATTGTTGATTCTGGAACTGTTACTACTGGTAACGTATTAACATATACCACCACTAATACGGGTTCTATATGGGTCGCGCATGAACCATTAGCTCCGCCACCGCGGGTAAGCCCAATTCCGCCGCCCGTGCTTGATCCGTTTATCAAGAGGGAGTTTTGGGATGATGTAGAATGGAAAGAATATACTTCTTACATGCCGCGGAAATCAATTACAGGTAAGATTATTATAGGAAAAATGCATAAGCGTAGTAAAAAAGATATTATAAAAGGTGGAACTTATCATACATCAAATGTTACAAATACAATACTTGATAGAGCAATTCCTCATACACAATATGCTAAAACAAAAGAATTGTTTGAAGAAAAACTAAGAGGCAAAGCATGAAACTCGGAGAATACAGAGTTGTGTATGGTGCATATTATAACTATCGTGCTGTACATGATACATCACATTGCGCAGACATTTGGACTGTAGAGGAACGCTGTCAAGTAACATTATTCGGATTATGTAAGCTGTGGGATTATTGGAGTGAGCATACAGAACCTAACTATGATGCTCAATACACTATACAATTTAAGAGTCCAGAGCAAGCATTTGAATATGTAGAACGATTATTAAACGGCAATCCTCGAAATACAACAATAAAGACAGTAGTAACAGAAATAAACCATGAACGAATCAATTAAAAGAAATTACACAAACAGGAATGGTGAAGTTGCCGATGATGCAATATACTTCACTGGCATCGAAGTCGAGAATACTCCACAACACGGTAAGAACACCCTATTCGTAGTGGGTATACAACCAGCTGAACAGATTGCTCGATTCGCAGCAGAACGAAAAATTAAACACATTTATCTTGGTGCTAACAAAAGTTTTCACATGATAGATGATTGGGAGCCCGTTATAGACGAGCTATTAGAACTAAACTTTTGGGTTACATTAGATTTTCCAGTTCGGTGTCATAACTTTATTATGCGCACAATGGGGAATCATATGCGTAAGAGCAAATTTATTCCTATGATTTCTGTCGAGATACCGAACGTAGACATATATAATTACAACACCACAATCAAGATTGATGATATAGACATGGATCACTCAAACCCAGGTGTGTGGTGTCATAGTTTGCATAGCCTTTTGAATCGTGATAACTTTACAAGCTGGGATGAATACCAGGATGACGAAGCATTATGAGCGGTTGCGGACGGCCTTTAGCAAAAGATGAGTGGTGGACTTTCTGCGGAGAAACAGATATGGGACAAACTGCTCCTGCTCTTTGTACAGAGTGCGGAGGTGAGTTTAAGCTTAAAGAGGTAGCTAACATGATGGACGAACGAGCAGTAGAAGCAGGTAGACGAGCAGCAGAAACAATCGCAACAGATAAAGACCCAGGTGAAAAACACTTTATTTATCGCCTTGTAAAAAGTGCGTTTCGCATTCTAGGTTGTGTATTATTTATTATACTCGGCTTTGTTACTAATGAGATGTTATTGTGCTACGGAGCAGGCATGTTTTTTGCAGCAGAAGTTTTAGGCATCGCAGAGGAACTAACATGATACATGCAAGTAACGAAAATTGGTTTGCATATCTAGAACGTGTTAGAAGGCATTTGCCAGAAGGATTTGAAGACGATTGTGTTGACGACGGAATTGCAGATAAGACTGGTGCATATATTTTTGTATCATTTATGAGAGGTGGTGCAGCACAAAGGTGTGCCGAAGACCTTGTACAAAAACTAGGAGTTGACGATGGCTAATTGTACATCATGCGGAAGTGAAATTCCAGACGATCAAGGTAACTCTTGTTCAATGTGTTACGGCGACCCCGATCATGGTCACGATGGTTACTATCAAGCAATGCTAGATCAGCAATACGAAGAAGAAATGGCAAAGCAGTATCGTGAAGAATATAGAGAACGAGAAGAATAATGGTAATAGAGATTGACGGCATTATCCATAACGGCAACCTTAAAACTGAATGGACTAAGTGGAGGGAAACATTTTGTTTCTTGCCACATAAAGACATTACAGGAATATTTATCATGGGACTTATATGGTGTCGTGTGCAGGAATCTCGTATATATAAATATGAAAATGACATAGGTTATTACATATCGTCTAATTTAGGATATGTAGAGTACGCTAGAACGAAGAAAGATATTTTCTTACGTAGTCTCGCAGGAAAAGAATATAGGATAAAAATATGATTTATGAAGTTAAATATTGGCCTAACCCTTGTTTGAAGGAGGCCGCAAAAGATGTTACTGATTTGAGTCTTGAGGTATGCAATGACATAATTGCTAATTTATTTGAGACTATGTATACAGGACACGGCATGGGTCTTGCAGCAACACAATGTAACATACCGCTGTGTATTATGGTAATAGACACAACACAAATAGGCGGAAAGCTTAAGCAAGCATTTATAAATCCTGTTATCAAAGAACTAACAGAAAAGAAAATCATTTCAGAAGAAGGCTGCTTAAGCTTTCCTGGAATTTTTGTGAAGATAGAACGCTGTGACGGCGTAGTAGTGGAACACACGACCTTGACAGGAGAGACAGAACAAGCTATACTAAATGGTGTAGATGCTATTTGCTTTCAGCATGAATACGACCACTTAAATGGTATTGTATTTTACGATCATTTGAAAGCAGCAAAGAGACAAATGATGGAAACGAAAGTACGTAAGAATGTGAAAAAGATAATAAGACTGGAAAACAAACATGCGCATTAACATTAACAGACCACCTAAGCACGTTCGAAAAGAACAAGAGCGGATGGCTAGACAAGAGTGGCATAAGAAGTTTGCGTGGAAGGCTACTAAGGTAGATCATACTGATGTAGGACATAGAGTTGTCTGGTTTGAAAACTACTGGTGCAAGGAGAAAATTGGGCCGACACAAGGTGATAGCCCAGGAGACGGACGATACTTCGAAAAATATTCTGAGAAAGAATACTTCAAGAAAAAACTAGATGGTGATTTTGATAAGCATGAAACAATGGTAGATGAGGCTACTGCAAGTTCAATAGCTAGTCAGATTCGCAATCAAATGAATAAACAGTATCCTAGCGGAGGCTTGCATAAAAAGGACGGGCCAAATTCAGGTGTTAACTTCAAGAAATATGTAATTGGCAGAGCAGATCAAGATATTGAAGTTGAGTCAATTTTTCTCGGAGACGAAGAAGAAGATGGATGGGAGGAAGACAAATGAAATTTAAGATAGACAAACCGCCTGCGCATGTTACAAGACGAAAAAGAATTAATGCTAAACGAGAATGGCACACTAAGTTTGCATGGCTACCAACCGTAGTAGATGAAACCGATATTGAATATAAGCGGGTATGGTTCGAGAAATATTGGCGGCAAGGTCACTGGGGTCCGTCTCGGATGGGAGATGCAAACCCTATGATATTTACAAAATACTCCAATAAAGAATACTTTAAGAAAAAGCTTAATGGAGATTTTGATAAGGAAGAGATTGAAGCTGATACTAATGTTGGCTCAACAAGTAGCAGCCGTGCATACGTAAATAATCAAATACTAAAGAAAAGTGGGCCCCACATTCATAATCCATACAAAAGGAATACGGTATGAAAGAACAAAGATTTATTTTCGTAACGTTTCAGAAAGAAGGCATACATTCTTATCCTGACGCCCCTGAGGGTGTAGAGTTTCTACGCCACCCTCATCGACACATATTTCATTTTCGTGTAGACATTGAGGTGTGGAATGATGATCGAGAGATTGAATTTATTTTATTCAAACGTGAACTTGAAGATCAATACAAGAAAGAAGTAGTTGGTCTCTCATCAGTACTTCAATTAAACAGCAAGAGTTGTGAAATGCTTGCAGATGATCTAGCAGAATACATACAAGATGCATACCCTGGCCGTGATCTTAAGATCGAAGTAAGCGAGGATGGCGAGAATGGTGCAGTCGGTTATTATCCTGCAGACCGTGAACAAGTACCAATTCTTTATCAACAAAGAGATATGTTCTAATGACAAGTAAAGATGCTCCTGCTATGCATTCACTAGACTTAGAAGAAAAGATTACACGTATGCTTTCTGACAAGATGAACGAAGAAACTGACAGAGCTATAATGCAAACTTATGGCCAACCTAACAACGAATTTATATTACCTGAATCAGTAGAGTATGATAGATTGCGGGAAACGGAACAGAGAAAATTTAAGGACGCAATTATGCAAGATTGGCAGCAACTAAGAAAACGAGATCCTGACGAGCAATTCCGCAGACAGACAAACAAAGATATTGCAGAGATTAAAGACTCAATACGCAAGATCGGAATTCTGTTTGGTGAAGACGCACCGAGCGAAGAACAAATGAAAAAACACAAGATGCTTAAAGATGCGTATAACAAGTACAAAATGATTGAGGCATTAGTATTAGAAAAATAAAATGACAAACGGTTTCTTCATAGACGAATTACATAGGGTACATAACGTAAATGTAGTCGGTGCAAACCCTAACACTGACGCAGGATGGTACGACATTGATCGCGGTTCATATATAGAAACTGTCGTAACTCACAAAGACAATTTATTCTTAAATGAAGAAGTAGCCAAAAAAGAATCATTTTTACGACTACTGAAGGACAAAAGATAATAGATGGCATTCGAAAATATAAAACAACAGAAAGTTTGGTGTATTCATTTTTGGGGCATGACACTAGAGGAAGGCCTGTTAATGGGCAAAGAAGGTGATGGATTTTATGTGCGTTTAGATGGTGCTGCAATAAATGACATCGAAATAATTAATGCTGATAATGTATTCTTTGAGAAAGAGGCAGGAGAAAGAGCATTATTTAAAGCTAACTTAGCTGGTGATAAAAGGCCAGCAAATAAAGATATTAGAGACTTATAATGAAAATTTATATCATAGACCTTGAATCCGTTCCGACACGCTATACGTGTCAATGGAAAGAGCATATTCCAACTCTGCTGAAAAATGCAGCGACCTTGAGGAATAGGGCTGACGTAGAGATAGTAAATATCTCTGGAGGAGAAGCAGAGTTGAAAGCGACGCCTGGAGCTTTCTTAAACTTTGCGCAGACAAATGTGTATAAGAACAACCAACTAACACAAGTGTCTGAATTATTTTCTGAGGGCGAGGTCAATCCAGGCGACCAATTTATATTCACAGACGCATGGCATCCTGGGATTATGCAACTCAAATATATGAGTGAGTTGCTACAGATTCCCGTTGTGATACACGCACTGTGGCATGCAGGAAGCTATGACCCGCAAGACTTCTTAGGCAGACTTATCAAAGACAAACGCTGGACAAACAACTTTGAGAAAGCAGTCTTTCATGCAGTAGATTACAATTGGTTTGCAACTGACTTTCACATTGATATGTTCCGACGTAATTGTTTCCGCGAACCCTATCAAGGTTACTTCGCAGAACTTGATCCGCACGAAATCGAAACAAAGTATTGTCGCACAGGTTGGCCGATGGAATACATGGCTGACACGTTAGCTCCATATGCTAATCTAGAAAAGCGTGACTTGATTCTGTTCCCGCATCGTGTAGCACCAGAGAAGCAAGTAAGGATTTTCAACGAATTAGCAGAAGCACTTCCGCAGTATGAATGGGTTGTGTGTCAAGACAAAGAACTAACTAAGCATGAGTTTCATACATTGCTTGGTGAAGCTAAGATGGTCTTTAGCGCAAACTTGCAAGAAACGCTAGGCATTTCTACTTGTATTGAGGGACCGCTAGTAGGTGCGCTACCGTGTGCTCCGAATCGCTTAAGCTACACAGAAATCTTTGCAGGACACGAAGAATTTTTATATCCAGATGAATGGACTAGGAGTTACGATAAGTTCGACGCAAACAGAAAGAACTTAGTTGATCGCATAGAAGATATGATGCAGAACTATGATGCAGCAAAGGCACATTTGTATTCTTACAACCAAAACCAGATTCCGAAGTTCTTTGGGTTCGATGCAGCGATAGAAGTTATCTTCAAGGAAGATGACTAATGAGTTACGGTGGAGGTAGTCCTGGCGGACGCAAAAACATTACTGTCGCTGAATGGCAGGAGATCAGCATATCTCCAGAACTCATGGAAAGGATCGACAGGATGGAACGCAATCTAGATGTTGTAATGGAACGTCTAACTGTGCTTGATAAACCTAATCCTGAAAAGTTAGCGAAGTTCAAACAACTAAAAGTAGTGTATGAAAAGTACAAATTTCTAGAGAAACTTTGCGGGGAAGATGATGATGGATGTAGATGACCTCATAGAAGAAATCGGAAATGTAAACGATGAGGTGATGAATCTTGAGCGACGTATTGATACACTAGATCGTACATTCATTAAATGTACAAACGATATATTAGAAGCACTAAAGTTGCAAACTGATATGATTGCAGAACTTGGCGAGTTGGTAGCACTCAGCAAATCGCCAACAGAAGCCGACTTAAAGAAATATGCTGCGATACGTGAAGCGTTTGATCGGTACGATTTTGTGCGCAAACTTACATTAGGAAAGGACACTGAATAATGAAACTAGGTATAGAACCAAAAACGTGCCCCACTCATGTAATTAAGATTTACATTGCTGGTGACAGAAATCTTGCTAGACAAGTACTCCAAGAGTATGTTATGCGTGGTGCGTGTGTTAGCATTTCAGAAGAAGAATATATCTACACAATGGGTAATGAAACAGGAATCGTAGTAAACTTAATCAATTACCCGCGCTTTCCTAAGACAGAAGAAATATTACTAGAGCAAGCATTAGAATTAGCAAACGAGCTACTTGTAAAGCTTTTTCAAGGATCTTGTACTGTAGTAGATTACAATGGAGAATCATTCTTCATTAGTAGAAGAAAAGACGATTAAAAATCTATAGGAGAAATAAAATGGAAGAATTTGTAGCAGGGTTGACAATCGGAGGATTGTTAATAGAGAACTTAATTATTTTTGTGGCGGGCGCAATAGCATTGCTCGGATACAAGATTAAACGTATGCTAGGTAGCAACGGCTGGGATAAGAGCAACATGACAAATGCTTTGCGCTTAGAGAGCCACGAAACAATGCACCCAGAAGATTTTGGACGCATGTATTATTTGACACATGCGCAAATGGATTTGCTTCGTAACAACGGACACGATCCAGACATGCCTTTCGGATATATCAGTTTAGACGAACTCTCAGAAGTTGTAAAGACTCGACCAACAGAAGATCATGTTTAATAGAATAAGAAATTATTTTCTGAATCGTCGTGTTAAGAAAAAGACGAATTCTACTATCAGGTTATTACAAACAGCGGCGCCGCCATCACCTACTGTTATGATTTTTGATGATGCGCAATCAAATACGTTAACGTTTACAAATAACAATGGCGTAAAGATTTTCTCAATTGAACCAAATGGAGAAGCAGTTTGGCACAAGGAAGATGTATATAACGAAGCTGCCTCTATATTTCTCCAGTGCGTTACTATGAACATTGAGGATAAAGCAGGTATTGCGCAAAATCGCATGGAATGGGAGGAACGCATAACTGTGAAACTCGCTAGACAAGCGGAAATAGCTCCACTTGGGCCTGAGGAGTTGACAGATGTTATTCGAAAGTGTATAATGTATGATAAGCTGAAGGGTACAAAAAACTAAAATGGCAGTAAAATACTATAGAATAATTGCAATTGATTATGTCGAAGACTGTAAGTGTGACTCAGCCGAAGAAAAGAATGCTTGGATGGTTTTAGAAGATAAAGTAAACGCATTCCTTGTATCTGAAATAGAGCAAGATCGAATATGGAATCTCAGTGGAGATATTATTTCTGCTAACTATGGACTTGCACAAGTACTAGTTACGGAAAAGTAGCATAATGAGCAATAAATATAAATACAGCGAAATATTTACTTCGATTCAAGGCGAAGGAACCTACTGTGGAACACCGACAGTTTGGCTTCGTTGGTTCTTATGTAATTTACAATGCAGCGGCTTTGGTCAGAAAATACCAGAAGAACGCAGTACACATATTTTACCATATAAAGAATTCGACGTTAGCACTGTAAAGCGTATCGAAGATTTACCTGTTTGGGATTATGGTTGTGATTCTAGCTATAGCTGGGCGCGGAAATTCAAAGATTTATGTCCTGCGCATACAGCAAGACAACTTGCACAGAAACTAGAAAACGAATTACGCAAGTTTGACAACAATCCTGACGGAAAATTCTTGCTAAATAATGAGCGCGAGCTAAAAGATGTACATTTTTGTATGACAGGTGGTGAGCCGATGCTTGAACGTACACAAGTAGGGCAAGTCGAGTTACTGCATGCGTTAGCAGATAATGTGAACTTACCAAGATTTATTACAGTAGAGACAAACGGAACACAGACGCTAACAGATGAATTAGCAAAAACAATCTCGTCATACGTAGCAAGCGGCGGAGAATGGTTTTGGTCGTGTTCGCCTAAGCTATTATATACAAGTGGTGAGAAGCCAACTAAGGCAATTAAGCCTGCTGTAGTCAAAACGTATCAAGACGTTAGTGCGTTTGGACAACTAAAGTTTGTTGTAAGCAACAGACCAGAAGCATGGGATGAACTTGAAGAACGAGTTGAAGATTTTAGGAATGCAGGGATTGAGTGGCCTGTTTGGATAATGCCCGTTGGCGCGACAGTCGAATCACAACAAGACGAGGATGCTATTGCAATAATTGAGGAAACTATTCGTAGAGGTTATCACGTTGCTACGAGAGTACATTGTTACATTTGGGGCAATCAGATAGGAACATAATGAATCCTTATTCGCAAGATAGAAAGAAATGTATTAGACAATATGAAACTTGGCGAAAAGGCGCTATGGACAAATGGAATGAACATCGTGTTTGGGTATATAACGACGGATCAGCAGTAGCAAGTGTTATACGAGGTCCGTTTTCTGAGAAAGAGTATTTTAAATTATTACTAGAAGGTACAGTACAATGAAGAAAGATACGGAACAGAAATTATTGATGGAACAGCCAATTCGTTATGAACGTGATGGAAATAAACTCACTAAGATCAATGAAGGGTGGGTAACTGAGGACAAAGAAATTTTTACACGATTACTTCGTAAAGAAACATTCCATTATATAGACGGAGTGGAACAAAAGGAGACTGACGTTGTAATTGAAACGCTTGAAACGCTCAAAGGCACGATGTACATGAAGCGTAAGCTTAGAGGCAAACTATTCGATGATGTTCAGTGATAACGAGCTAGCAATAATTTGGTTCGCGTTATTAATGGAACAACAAGAACAGAAAGAAGGAACGCCTCGCTGGTGGAAGTATGCGCGTATGGTTCGAAAAATAGAGGACGCATTAGGGGCAACAAAGCGGCCATTGTTAAAGGTAGTAAAGACAAAATGAATGACGATGATTGGGAAAATAAAACTATCCTTCATGGCGGCGGTGAGTGGCTTAAAGAGAAAGATGGCCTGTACACTAAGTATATGAATATTCATTACAAGGATGGCAGAGTAGATAGACACATAATGGAGTCTGGAGTAACAGAAAAAGAATACTTCAAGAAAAAATTAGATGGATCCGACTGAACGTTGGCTGAAACGTAGATGCAGGGCAGATGAAAAACTTGTTTGTTGGGCAACGTTGCGTATAATAACTCGAGGTGAAACATATTACGAGTATCAGATGAACGGAACGAAGATGAATAATATCATCATAAATGAAAAAGAATATTTTAAGCAAGCCCTATTAGGGTTTAAGGGATTTAAATTTTATGACAAAAATTAAAAGAATTTTACCTTTCGGTTGGTTTCCAGGACACTGGGGTCTAACAGGAAAAGTACGTGAAAGAGCAGAAGCAGAATACACACTCATTGGCGAAAGTCTCGACAAGAAAAATATCGAGATTAATCTTGGTGATCGAACTGATGAGGAAGTTGCAGTAGCATTACTTGAACACGAAGTAAAATACGGTAGGCTAACTCAGAAAGAACTTGACAAGCAAAGTGCAACTATTAAAAATGAACCTTGGGTGGATGTTAAGAATCTAGAAACAGATCCTGATAATCCTCGCTATGGCGGCGTTGAACTTGACTGGAATCAAGCATTCATTGACCACTTAGAGAAACATGGCTACGGTCCAAATCCAGATGATGAAGACACAGTTAATGATTGGTTCAACGATCTATGCAGAAACATTGCGTTAGATGCATATGATGGTGTTGGGGACTTTCAGGAACGAGTAGAGGATACTTCTCAGGTAGCTCGTCGTACAAACATACACGAAGACGCCATTCCTATAAATATTGCTCCGCCGATTGATGGTGCAGAAAGTATAGAAGATATTGCAGACGATGATCTATAATGAGTGATAAACAAAAATATATCTTAGTAGATGCAATGAACATGTTTCACAGAGCGAAGCATGTAGTCCATCGCGGCGACATTGACACCCGCATAGGTATGGCGCTACACATCATGTTTAATAGCCTACGCAAAGGCTGGCGTGACTTGGGCGGGCATCACGTTGTCTACTGTCTGGAAGGACGTAGCTGGCGCAAGGATGAATACAAAGAATACAAAGCCAATCGTGTAGTTGCACAACTTAAGAAATCACAAAGAGAGCGCGAAGATGATGAATTATTCTTTGAGGCGTTCAATGAACTGAATAAATTTATACAAGAGAAAACCAATTCCACAGTATTACAATGTCCTGTGGGAGAAGCAGATGATCTAATTGCAACATGGATTGATTTGCATCCTGAAAACGATCACATTATTATTAGTTCGGATTCAGATTTTGTACAACTGCTAGCACCTAATGTTGAGATTTATAACGGCATCACTGATGTCCGTTTTACAGATCAAGCAGCGTATGATGCAAAAGGACGCAAGTTAGAGTTAGCAGTTAAGAGTGACGGGAAACTCAAGGTAGGCAAGCCTGACGGATTTTTTCAAATGGATCAGGATGACTGGAACGAGTATGCCATGTTTCTGAAGTGCATACGCGGCGATAAAAGTGATAACATTTTTCCTGCGTTTCCCGGTGCTCGCATCAAAGGAAGTAAAAACAAAACAGGTATATTGGAAGCTTGGGAAGATCGAAATGACGGCGGATATAACTGGAATAACTTTATGCAGCAAAGCTGGACAGATGTAGACGGCAACACGCATACAGTTAAAGATAGATATGAGGTCAATCGTAAACTAATTGATCTACACAGACAGCCTGATGATATAAAAGAAATGCTTGTGCAATCTATTCTCGATCACATAGATGCGCCGCGCAAGCAAGGTGTTGGCATACATTTCTTGAAGTTTTGTTCAATGTGGGACTTAGATAAGATCGTAAGATATCCTGACGAATACGCAGGAATGCTTAACTCTACATACAACGATCATTTAAAAGAAATCGCAAAGGAAATAGCGTAATGGCGCATCATTCAGGAACTATTGAGATTGTCAAAATAACTGATTGGCATAAATGGTTCTCTATATTTAGTAAAATAGATATGCACGGTAAAAAAATAAGAGGATTTATGTATCGTCATCATGCGCAAGCATGGGATTGTGGTCACACAATAAACACTTATTCTTATGTGACGCAAAAGGATATGTTCAAACTAAAATTAAAAGGAAGAGCATGATTATACAATTAAAAGAAATCACAGACAGTAGTTGGTTAGTAATGACGGAAAAAGAACAAGAAAAAATCGGATTACTAAGCACAAACAAATCGGGAAAATATCTTCTACTCACAAACGACGGCAAGGTGCAATTTGCAAATGATGAAGAGGTAAAGGATTTCTTTGAGGAAGATGTCTTTAATAATATAGTTGTAACGAAGCTAGCTGAGGAGAAAGACTTTTTTATTAAAGGATTTCCAGTAGACTTCGATCATCCGTTTGAAGCTGATACAGAAGATGTAATTTCTACTCTTCCGCTATATACCAAAACAAAAAACAGTAAAGTCTTTCATTGTGCAGGTTACTATTGTGTTAAATTCCCAAAAGGATGGATTCATTCTTTCTCACCTAAGCTATCAACTCTGCTAAAATATGAATATGTAGGTCCCCTTAAGACTGAAATGGAAATGAAGTCGAATTTAAGCATATTGAAGAAGAACAAAAATAAATGATAAATAGTAAGTAGGACACATATATTATGGCAGACGAAATAAAAAACTTTCGTTTAAAAATACGCAATACAGCTAGTCTCAAACGGAGAGAATTATCATTTGGTTTGGCAGAAGCGCAGCTTCTAGATACCGAAATAGTTGCTCTTGAAGCACATATAGAAAAATTAGAACTGGAGCTCCTACAGACAAAAACAATGTCCATTGATATTGTGGGACGTGATTTTTAAATGTGGAGTTTTAATGAAAAGACTATTTATAGGGCTAGTCGCTCTATTGACAATCAGTACGGGGCAAGCACACGACTTAGCTGATAGAATGAATGAGGTGCTTCCTGCCGTTGCGTATATACGAGTAGAACAATTTGCTGTCCGCGATAAGCTAAATCCTCTTACCAAACTTACCTCTTCCATCCGAGTTCCAACCACACCTATCATTGGTACAGGATTTATCATTGATAATAACAACGTAGTAACAAATTATCACGTTATTGCTTCCGCTGTAAAACATAATACTGAAATTCACATAACCTTTGAAGGAAGTAATCAACGATTTCTAGCAACAGTTATTGGTTACGATAAAATAGCTGACGTTGCTTTGCTAATAATTCCAGGTGAACACCAAAGTGTTGAGATATTAGATGACACTGATTTACGGATGGGCGATCCCGTATTCAGCATATCACATTTTTATGGCATCGGTTGGTCAGGCACACAAGGTGTAATTAGTTCTATTCGCCGGCAAGATCAACGATATCCTTACATCAATAACCTACAACTACAGCTATTGCAAGGCAGTGGTAGTTCAGGTGGCCCTGTATTCAATATGAATGGCGATGTCATTGCATTAAATCGAAGTATTCTTTCTATGTTTCCAAAATCAATAATACAAACACGTAGTTCCGTTCTTTCTATGGTAGGCTATCCTGTAAGGGGAGATACATTGATAGCTGCAATCGCGGGCATACGCAAGGATATCATTGTCGTGTATCTTGATCTAGGAGTGTCATTGATAACATTTGGAAAGGATAGTATGTTTCACCTTAACTATGCAAATGGAGATGATGAATACCCTATCGGCGTAATGGTAATGAGCATTGATAAAAATATATCTACTACTTTGCAACAATCAGATATTATTATCAGCATAGAAGGCAATAAATTCTCTGATCCTTCTGAGTTGTTTACATGGCTTAATGAACAGATCAAATATAAAGTTGGAGATACAGTTAACATACAAGTTTACCGAGACGCAGAAATCATAAATATTGCAGTACCAATAACAATAGCAGGATTATAAATGGAACAAATCAA